AGGTATGGTCTGGTTGGGATGTAAGTAGTGTTACAGATTGTGCATACTTTGGATATGATTCTGGGTTGACGTGTTCTATTATGCCTAACTTACCAACGTCTTGTACTGGTTGTATATAAATAAATACTAATATATTATGAGATTATATAATGATATTGACAAAAGATAATTTTGAGATATTTGCTTCAAAGCATTATCAACAAAGTAATTGGGCAACAACAGAAGATTTTAAATCAGACTTAGCACGTTTTAAATATATCAATAGATTAATTAAGCGTTATTACAGAGATGATGATTTAAAAGAAAGATTAATATTAAATCATATTATCATTCTTGGTAACATGTTTGGTCCTAAAGCAACAGCAGAAATGTTAATGGTGAAGACTGATATTACGTTACAATCAATTAGTAAAACTTTCTTGGTTTATTTGAATTATATTCCAGAAGATAGGTATGTTGACATACCGCTTGATGGAACTATTATAAACGTACTTAGGGAATTATGAGTAGAGCAGTAGATTTATATTTTAGCTTTAGATTTTTAAAGTTATTAACAGAACCATGGAAAAGCTCAGAGGCTTATTCTGAAGGGATTATTGACTCTAAAGGAAAGTTATTAATTAAACCTAGTAATTTTACTACCTCAGATCAAAAGAATGCCTATACAGTTTTTCATAGACTTGTATATAATATTAAACGTGTATTTGAAAAGATACCATTTGGGTCATCTCGTATTAAATCATATGCCGCGGCACTATTTTTAATTAGAGAAGAAACTGGTATGGATGAATCAGATATAATTGATGCTTTAGATAAAATGGGCGTATGTACATCAGTTGATTTAACTGAATCTACTCTAGTACCAGGAGAATATATGTTAAATGAAAATATATATGAAGCTTCAAAAGGTGCTATCATCGAATTAACCGACACAAACCCTGTTGGTACTTTCTCTGGAATTAATATATATAAATCAACATCCGGTATATATTTTACCGAAAATAATATCAAATAGGGGTTTACTTTTGCCCCAAAGTATGATATAATATAACTATATTAATTAAATTATAGACTATGAATTTAGAAGTGACGAAGAGAGATGGTCATAAAGAACCATTTCGCCTATCAAAGATACACAGAGTCCTAGACTGGGCTTGTGAAAATATAACCGGCGTATCAATTTCAGAAATTGAGCTTAAAGCCAACGTGCAACTATATGATAATATGGATACTACTCATATCCATGAATTACTTATTAAGTCCGCGGCTGATCTTATTTCAGAACATACACCAAATTACCAATTTGTTGCTGCACGCTTAGTTAACTATAAGCTTCGTAAGCATGTATATGGTCAATTTGAACCAATCGATGTATATTCACACATACGAAAGAACATTGAGCTTGGTGTATATGATGATGATATTCTTAATCATTATACAGAAGAAGAATTACAATATGTAACTGATTCTGTTATTAAGCATGAACGAGATGATGACTTTACTTATGTTGGGATGGAGCAATTTAGAGGTAAGTACCTAGTTCAAAATAGAACAACTGGTATTATCTATGAAACACCTCAAATGTTATATGCCATGATTGCTTTAACATTGTTTTCTAAGTATAATATTAAGAGAAGAATGTATTATGTTAAATCATTCTATAATGCCATTTCACAATTTTATATTTCATTGCCTACTCCTATCATGGCTGGAGTAAGAACACCTACAAGACAATTCTCTTCTTGTGTTGTTCTTGAAACTGATGATTCATTAGATTCTATTAATGCTGCTGCTTCATCTATTGTATCTTATATCTCTAAGAAAGCAGGGTTAGGTATTAACGCAGGTAAGATAAGAGCTGTTGGTTCACACATCGGTGATGGTTCTATTGCTCACACAGGTGTTATTCCATTCTTAAAATATTTTAAAGCTGCTGTTAAATCATGTTCACAAGGTGGCGTAAGAGGTGGAGCAGCCACAGTGCATTTTCCATTATGGCATTTAGAGTTTGAAGACCTTATTGTGTTAAAGAATAATAAAGGTACTGAGGAAACAAGAGTTAGAGAATTAGACTATTGTTTCCAATTTAATAAGTTAATGTATGAACGCCTATTGTCTGGTGGTAATATTACATTCTTTTCCCCTGATGAAGTGCCAGGTTTATATGAGGCATTCTCTGAGGATCAAGAATTATTTAAAGAGTTATATGAGAAATATGAAAGGAAACGTAACATCCGTAAGAAGACTTTACCTGCCCTTGAAGTATTTTCTCGTTTCATAACCGAGCGTAAAGAGACAGGTAGAATATACTTACAAAATATTGATCATGCAAATACGCATGGATCATTTATGGAGAAGGAAGCACCAATTCGCCAAAGTAACTTATGTCAGGAAATTGATCTTCCGTCTAAAGGATTAAGAAGTTTTGATGATGACGAACATGGCGAAATAAGTTTATGTACTCTTGCTGCTATTAATTGGGGTATGATTAATGACCCTAAAGAATTTAAAAAGTATTGTGATTTATCTGTAAGAGCTCTTGATGCTTTATTAGATTACCAAAGTTATCCTGTTAAAGCTGCAGAGAAATCTACATTCAATAGAAGACCTTTAGGTGTTGGTATCATTAACTTTGCATACTTCCTTGCCAAGCGTGGGTTAAAATATGATGAAGGTGCCTTAGAAATAGTAGATGAATATGCAGAGGCATGGAGTTATTATTTGATTAAAGCTTCTAATAGCTTAGCTAAAGAAAAAGGTGCAGCTCCTAAATGTTATGAAACAAAATATGGCGAAGGTATATTACCAATCGATACCTATAAGAAAGAAGTTAATGAATTAGTTAAACCAAAAACTAGAATGGATTGGAAAAAATTAAGAAAAGATTTAAAAGAATATGGTATTAGAAATTCAACTCTTATGGCTTTAATGCCGGCAGAGACTTCAGCTCAAATTAGTAATAGTACTAATGGTATTGAACCACCAAGAGCTTTAGTAAGTTATAAGCAATCTAAAGATGGCGTAATGGCACAAGTAGTTCCAGGTATTCATAACTTAAAGAATAAGTATGATTTACTTTGGGATCAAAAAAGCCCTGAAGGTTATATAAAGATTATGGCAGTATTACAAAAATATATCGATCAAGGTATTTCTGTTAATACATCATATAACCCAGAGCATTATGAAGATAATAAAATACCTATGAGTGTAATGCTTAAAGATCTTATTACATTCTATAAGTATGGTGGTAAACAATTGTATTACTTTAATACAAATGATATGGCCGGTGATGACAGTGACGATTGTGAATCGTGTAAAATTTAATAGAGGATAAAGAAATGAGTTTAGATAGAACAGGAAATGGTTACTTAGTTGACCCAACAACATGGTCACTTGATGTGATGCATGAAATGGCAAAGGAAGATGAGATTGAATTGAGTGAATCTCAAGTAATGCAAATTGAAAAGGCGAGAGAATACTTTGATGAGAATTCAAGTGTACCACCAATCAGAACATTTGCTAAGTATGTAGGGATTGATAAAGGTAAGCTATTTAAAGAATGGTTGACTGGGCCTTTAAAGCCTATTACGAAGTATGGCGGGCTTCCTCAACCAACAGGTTGTGTATAATTATTTTATTTCTTTTATTGTTACTATTTCTTTTGTCTTTGGATCTCTGAATCGACAGAATGAATTGCCTGAAATAGGGGTTTACTTTTGACCTAAAGTATGTTATAATATATATTATGTATAAATAAATTAGACTATATCTTATAGTTGATAATCAACCGAAACGTTGCCAAACTATTTTTAATATAACATAGGAGAAAAATATGTTAGATAAAGTTGTAAGTTGGATTAAAGCAGGTACTGAAGCCGGCGTAGCATTGATTGCATTAGCAATCGTATTACAGGTAATCTTTGGTGGCACTGTTCCATTCATTGGTGGCGATATCATTGCTACAATTACTGGTATAGTTGCCCAGCTTGGTGCACAAGGTCTTGTTGGTCTTGTAGCAGCGGCAGTACTATATAAGATTTTCAATAAGTAAATCTTAAGAACCGAACACCTTCTCCCGAGGCTCCGGTGGGTTTGCTAATTCCCCGATAAACTAATAATTAGCACTTAATTTAAAACAACGTAAAGTTATTATTGGAGTTATTTTGGACACGGGTTCAATTCCCGTCAACTCCACCAATGAAGGCATTATTTCCCCCGGTAGTGTCTTCTTTGATGGGGTTGCTCGGCTTCGACAAGGTAACAGAAGATAATAATCGTTAGAGAAAAAACTCTTAAAAATAACTAAAGTAAACGCAAACGCAAATACTTACGCAATCGCTGCTTAATAAGTGGGTGATTTGAGGACTTAGGCAGATTCATCCTTATAACCAAATGAATCTCCAACAAATTATAGGTATATTATGAAATCAGTATTTGAAATAAACACAAAAAACTATTTAACTAAAAATATGTTCTTTGACGAGCCTGTGGATATTGCTCGATACGATCAGGTCAAATATTCACATATACAAAAACTTCAAGAGAAAATGTCATCATTCTTCTGGACCCCTGATGAGATAGATGTTACTAAAGATAAAATTGACTTTAATAAGTTAACTGAGTCTGAGCAACATATCTTTACAGCAAATCTTAAGAGACAAATCTTATTAGACTCGGTACAAGGCAGAAGCCCTAACCTCGCATTACTACCAATTTGTTCTTTACCTGAGGTGGAGTTACTTATTGAGACTTGGGCATTCTTTGAAACAATCCATTCTAAATCATACACTCATCTAATTCGCAATGTATATCCTAACCCATCAATTGTATTTGATGAAATGGTTACCATTAAAGAGATTGTTGAATGTGGTAATGATGTTTCTAAATACTATGATGCTCTTATTGGATTTAAAGGTACTTATGGATCATATGAACATAAGAAAGCTTTATACTTATGTATGATGTCTATATTCATATTGGAAGGAATTAGATTTTATGTATCGTTTGCATGTTCTTGGGCCTTTGCTGAATTAAAGAAAATGGAAGGCAATGCAAAGATTATTAAATTAATTGCAAGAGATGAAAATACTCATTTAACTGCCTCTATACATATCATTAAAGGATTAATCAAAGAAGATTCTGATTATATTAAGATTAAAGATGAAACTGAAGATGAAGTGATGGGCATGTTTATGAGTGCCATTGAACAAGAAAGAGATTGGTGTGATTATTTATTCCAAGGTGGTTCTATGATTGGTTTAAATGCGGACTTGTTAAAAGAATATATAGAATGGATAGCAGCTAAAAGAATAAAGACCGTGGGTTACACTGTACCATACCATATAAGTAAAGCAAACCCATTACCGTTTACTGAAAAGTGGATTGGTGGTGGTAATGTACAAGTAGCTCCACAAGAAACAGAAATTACCTCTTACATTGTAGGTGGTGTTAAACAGGATGTTGAAGAAAATACTTTAAAAGGATTAAGTTTATGAGTGAAAATATTATTTGGACAACTAATTATTGCCCATTTTGTGATAAAGCAAAGGAAATGTTAGATGATAGAAATATACCATATGAAACTAGGTTAGTTGATGACGTTGAATGGACCAAGGAGAATTTATTATCTTATGTGCCAGATGCACGTACATACCCACAAATATTTTTAGGTCAAAAACACATTGGTGGATGTGATGATTTAGAATATTATTTCTCAGTGCAGGAGATGTCTGTTAATGGTTTGTGATCAATGTAATAGTAAATATGAAATATTAGTTGATGTTGATGCTAAAGAAATGATATCGGCTGGCGAACTAGATATGGAAATACCATACTGCCCCTTCTGCGGATGTGAATGTGAGTGGCGTGATGGGTTCGATGATGTGGATTTATGAGGGAGAGGAATTTATTCCCGAGATGGTGGGTGACTGGTATGGTTTTGTATATCGTATTACTAACTTACGGAACGGACATGATTACGTGGGTAGAAAATATTTTAAAACTAAACGTAAGTTAAAACCACTTAAAGGAAGAAAGAATAAAAGAATTAGAATAGTAGAAACTGATTGGCAGGACTACTATGGGTCTTCTAAAAGGTTATTAGAAGATATAGATAAATTAGGAAAGGATAATTTTAAACGTGAAATAATAGAGTTATGCAAAACAAGAGGTAATACAAATTACGCTGAGTTAGTATGGCAAGTAAATGAAAAGGTCTTGTTAAGAGAAGATAATTATAATGGTATCATTGCAATCAAGATAGGTATTGGTTCAGTGAAGAATTTGAAGGGGTAATATATGGTAATTGTAGACTATAATGGTATTGGTATTGGTTCGATAATGGGTCAATTGAATAGGGGTGAAGAATTAAGTGAAGAACTTATTCGACATGTAATTTTAAATAACTTAAGATCGTATAGGGTTAAATATCCAAAGCATACGTTTGGTGAAATGGTTATTGCTTGTGATGATAGATCATGGAGACGTGATATATTTCCTCAATATAAAGCTAATAGAACTGAAAGTAAGAAAAAGGATAATAGAGATTGGAATGAGATATTTAGAATTTTAAATATAGTAACAGATGAAATTACTAATAATTTTCCATACCCTGTGATTAAAGTTGAAAGTGCAGAGGCCGATGACATTATTGGAGCTCTTGTAAATTATAAAACACAACCACTAATGGCAGAGAAGATAGTTATCATTTCTGCTGATAGGGATTTTATTCAATTGCATACTAAAGGTGAAGTAATACAATGGTCACCAATGCAAGGGAAGATGGTAGTACCACCTGAATCAACCCCGGCACGTTATGCATTTAATCATCTTATGAAAGGTGATTCTGGTGATGGTGTGCCTAATGTATTATCCCCTGACAATTCATTCACTGATAAGATTAGACAAACGCCAATGCGTAAAAAATTAATTGATGAATGGTGGGCAGGTAGAGATAATCTTAAAGGTATTATGCCAGAAGAAGCATTTAGAAACTATATACGTAATAGGGAATTAATTGATTTAGATAGAACACCTAAAAAGATTAAAGATGAATCAATCACCCAACTAGAAAGTTATAAATACCCTAAAGAGGGTAGTGTTTTAAATTTTTTAATCGAGAAAAGAATGAATTTATTAATAGAATGTGCAGGTGAGTTTTAAATGGAAATTTTTGAAATATTAGAAGAAGTAGGTAATGTTAATTCTCGAGCTTTAAAAGCAAAGATATTAATTGATAATGATTCAGTTGCATTACGTAGTATTATGCGGATTAATTTTGACCCTGATCTTATCATTTATGTATCTGATAAACTAGAATGGACTCCAGCTCCTAATTCATCCGAATGGTATTCAACACTTAAAAATGAAACAAAGAATCTAGTACCTCTAGCTATAAAAGGTGGTATGCCTAAAGAAAGAGCAGATTATAAATTCATTTCAATACTTGAATCAATGGATCCAAAAGATGCAGCAATATTAATGTCCGCTAAGAATAAGAAACTTAAAGTTAAAGGTTTAACTCTTAAATTAGCAGAAGAAATATGGGGTCGACGAATCTTTAATTAACATGAATGCAAATGATATATTAATGTTGTTAGTAATTATATTATCAACAATCGGCTTTGTCTGGTGCACTAAACACGATTAACTATGCCAACATACGAATTTAAACATAACGAAACAGGTGAAATCTGGACCGAGACTATGTCGTACAACGATAAAGATTCTTATATGGAAGAACGTAATTGTTCTTCATACTTCTCCACGTTCCCTTCTGTTATATCAGGGTTAGGTGATGTTCATGCAAAGACTGATGATAACTTTAAAGAACGTATGAAACAAATGAAAAAAGGTGCGGGATCAGGAAACACTATACCATAAACTATTTGTTAAATAGGGGTTTACTTTTGACCTAAAGTATGTTATAATATACTATATGATATTTAAACATGAACCTATTGATCTGGGTTATAAAGATCTAAGTTGTGTTACCAAAAAAACTGGTAGAAAATATGAAACACCTAAAGGTAATTCATATCCATCAATAACAACTATACTAAGCTTACAATCTAAACAGGCTATAATGGCTTGGCGCGCCAGAGTAGGTGAGGTAGAGGCTAATAGAGTTTCAAGAAAAGCATCATCACGTGGAACCGCAGTACATACCATTGCAGAAAAATATGTTAACAATGACCTAACATGGAAAGATGCTGCATTACATGCCGTAGGTTCATTCATGGACATTAAACCTATCCTCGATGAAAGATTAACTACCGTGTATGGTCAAGAACTTCCGTTGTACTCTGATCATTTGGGTGTCGCGGGTAGAGTAGACTGTGTTGGTATCTTTGATGGTAAACTATCTATCATTGACTATAAGACTTCAAGCAAACCTAAAAAATATGAATGGGTAAAGAATTACTTTATCCAAGAAACCTTTTATGCTATTGCTTGGGAAGAAAGAACCGGAATGCCAATTACACAATTGGTAACTATTATAACTGTAGATAACAATGATCCTCAAGTGTTTATTGAGCATAGGGATAATTGGGATAAAGAATTAATTAGATGTATTAAAGAATATAAGGAGCAAGTATGAAAATAGGTGGACCGATGGAAGTAACTAGAGAGTTTTTTTCACCAATCTTAATTAAGATTGATAGAATAACAGAATATAATGCTTTAGTTGATGCATTAGAAAGAGCAGTAGAGGACCACGAAATTGGTACCAAAGAACATGAAACACTTGTTGAGATGTGTAATACCTTTACTGAGATATCCTTATAAGGAGAATAAAAAATGTTTATGTTAAAGTTTGTTGATGTAAAAAAAGATCTTTGTGAGTCATGTGCTAATGCTTTTAAAGGTGGTTGTCCTATTTGGCCAACTATTGAATTGACAGTTAACTGTGTTGAATATAAAAAGAAATAGGTATCCCTTAATGGATACAAAAAGGTATCCACAAATAACATGAAAATAGTTAACATATTTGTGCTAGTTATGTTATAATATACTATATAAACAATAAAAAAGGAAATTAAAAATTGAAAGATAATATAATTCTAGTTGATTGTGATGGTGTACTACTCGATTGGTGGCCATACTTCGAACAATGGATGGATGAAAAACATAATTTAAAACCTAAGAATAAAGAACTATATAACATAGGTAAGATTTATGAAATTCCAGGTATGGAAGCCAAACGATATGTTGGTAAGTTTAATGAATCGACACACATGGCAAATTTAGGTCCATTACGGGACGCGGTTAAATATGTACGTAAGTTATATACTGAATATGGTTTTAGGTTTCATGTAATTACATCTCAAACAACTAATAAGTCTGCACAAGAATTTAGGAAATATAATTTAGAAACTTTATTTGGTAAGGAAGTGTTTCACGGGTTTACTATTTTAGAACAAGGTGCTGATAAAGATAAAGAATTAGCAAAATGGAAAGATTCTGAATGTTGGTGGGTTGAAGATAAAATTGAAAATGTTATCCATGGTTGGGAAGCAGGTTTGAATAGTTTACTTATGGGACATGTTTATAATAAAGATGGACATAGTAATGAATGGTACTATTGTACTAATTGGAAAGAAGTTTATAATAAAATAACAGGAGGATAATATGGTAATAGAACTACAATTTATTTTAGTTGGATTTTGGGCTGCATATGTAGCAGTTAATCTTTACAATATTGATAAAAGTTTAAAAGAACTTAGAGCGATTATCACAGAAGGTGAATGCTAATGGTATATTTAATGTTGGGTGCTTTAATGGTGTGTATTGCGTACGCAATATTGCGTTGTTGATACATATGGTTCTTAATTTAAATTTTAAGACCGGTGAATGGAAAGGCAAATATAAAGGTAAGGTATTTCCCTTATGAATGTTAGGATAATAATC